GAGGAAAAATCAGAGAAAGAAAAGGAAATGGAAGAGAACGGTGGCGTTGACCCCAATGACCCCAATTCTCAGCCTTTTTACAATGATCCATTGAACAAAAATCCATTTCGCCGGGCGGTAGACAATAGCCGTCAATCAGCAAATCGCAGTTTCGGAGATTCTACCGGGAACCAAGAAAATGGTGGTTCTGGTGGTGCCGAAGATCAAACGAAAGAATTACCAAAGCTCTAGGAATTTCAGACATGAAAAATTTTTCCAGTTTGCGATCCAATCAACTCAATGAATCCTCAGTCATCTATTCTGAATTGCTAAAAGATTTGGACTCTCCGTTGATCGTCAAGAAGATTGATCTTGCCGACGACTCCGAAGATGATGAAACAGAAGATTTGAATGATGAACTATCTCTAGTTGATGTAGAAGAAACTGTCAACATATGTGACACCATCATCAAGAGCATCATCGAATGCACCGTTTCTAACAAATCAGTAACCCATCAGCTATTGGATGGAACCGAAGTTTTGATTTCTCCGGAAGATGCCAAACACATCTCTTATGTACATGATGAATTGAACGAAAACAACCAAGAGAAATTCAGAATTCTTCTCCATGATTCTAAGAACAGTTACGACACGGCATTGAGTTTTTGCCGTTGGTATACGAAATAAGCAGGAACTAACAAATGCCTCAATTCAACAGAGAAATCATTTCGGACAACGTATCCAGATCAGTGGTAAAGTTTACACACGTATCAACCGCTAGTCTTACTGGATATGCCCTTACTGGGTCTATTTCCCCATTGGAATTGTCTGGTGGGTGCTTTAGTGGACTTCCAACTGGTCTGGGGATTACCCAGCTAGATATCTAAGGTCTTTTGGAGCGTTCCTAGGGGAATGACCACTCAAGCCTTAGAAGTCGCATGGGGGCTCTCTGGATCACTCACAGGGCAACCTACGATTTACTTCAATGGATTTGGTTGCGTGGACTTCGCTGAAGAGTCATATGTTATCAGAAACCTCACAACCGGACCTAATAGAAACAGTACCATTCAAATTAGAAACACCAGTGACACTGTAATTGGTGACTCGTTCAGTATTATTCTGGAACTCGACAAGAATGCCGGATACTCATTGACAGCTTGGTGATTCTAGAAAATGCTAAATATTTACGGGAAAATCCAATGAAACTAATCGCCGAAATCACAGAAGACATTGAAGTTCTTACAGAATCCGCACCTGACGGTTCTAAGTCTTATTACATCGAAGGAATTTTTCTTCAGGGCAACCTGAAGAATCGAAACAACCGTGTGTATTCCATGGACATTCTTGACGAAGAAGTTCAGCGTTATAATAATGAATTTGTAGATCAAAATAGGGCATTCGGAGAATTGGGACACCCAGATTCAGCCACAATTAATCTCGAACGTGCATCTCACATGATCAAAGTTCTTCAGAAAAATGGCAATGATTTCTATGGTAAAGCCAAAATCATGGACACTCCTTATGGCAAAATCGTCAAGAGTTTGATTGATGAAGGTGCCAAACTCGGGGTAAGCTCTAGAGGACTTGGTTCCATGGAAGAACGTGGTGGCGTGAACTATGTGAACAAGGATTTCCACCTTGCTACTGCCGCAGATATTGTAGCAGATCCTTCGGCTCCAGATGCCTTTGTAAGAGGCATTATGGAAGACGCCGAATGGATGTTCGTAGACGGCAGGGGATGGATTCGTCAGCACGTAGCCGATACCAAGAAGCAAATGCAAAAGATGAACAAAGAAGAAAGAGAAGCAACTGCTTTGAGAGCTTTTCAGCGAATTCTCAGAGAGTTTTAAGGTTAGTTTTCGTATTTCATAAATAAATCAGCATAATTAGGAGTCAATTCAATGGATCCACTTTCAGAAATCAGAGCAATTCTCAGCCAGTCATCAGAAACACCTATCACAGAAGATACCAATCTGGATGAAGGCTCTGACGCTGGAAGCAAGCAAAAAGCAAATCTTTCTACCGTTCGTTCACAATCGAGCGGCGGAAAGACTCCCGGAGCTTCGAAGCCCGAAGAAATCCTCACCGCTCCGGGTTCGAATGAACTCAAGAAGGCGGCTGGATCGACCAGCAAGACTTCTCCTCCGGAAAGCAAGGGCGGAAAGAGTTCTTCGTCTGCATCAAATCGTCTTCATGCCGAAGCAGAAGACACCCGAGATGATGAAGACGGTGACAAGGACGATAAAAAGTCCGGGGGCAAAGAAGATCGTTTTGCCAAGTTCCGCAAGATGGCAAAGGATAAGTTGAAAGCAAAGAAAGACGGAGACGGCAAGACTTCCGGCAAGGAATCCGAAGAAGAGTCAGTCAAGAAGGAATCGGTATTTGATAACGTGGACATTGCTTCACACATCGATGCCCTTTTCTCTGGCGAAGAAACTCTCACCGAAGACTTCAAGAGCAAGGCAAAGACAATCTTTGAGGCTGCTTTGTCCGAGCGTGAAAATGATCTTCGTGACGCTATCGTAGAAGAATATGACGCAGTGGTAGAGGAAGGCATTCTTACGGTTCAATTGGAACTCGCCGAGAAGCTTGACTCTTACCTTAATTACGTGGTAGAACAGTGGATGGTAGAGAACCGCCTTGAAGTCGAGAACGGTATTCGTACCGAGATCGCCGAAAGCTTCTTGGGCGGTCTTCGCAACCTCTTCCTTGAACATGATATCGATGTTCCTGAAAGCAAGGTTGATTTGGTTGATGAGCTTTCTCAGAAGGTCCAGAACCTCGAAAGCCGTCTCAACGAAGAAATCATTGCCAACGTAGAACTCTCTGAGAAGATCGAAACCTTCTCAAAGAAGAGTATCGTAGCCGAATTGGGCGAAGGTCTTGCAACTTCACAGTTGGAAAAGTTCGTTCAACTCACAGAAAACGTTTCGTATCAGGATGAAGCAGATTTCCGTAAGAAGGTCAACACCATCAAGGAAAGCTATTTCACCAAATCATCTAAGTCAACCCCCGTTACCAAAACCGCAATGATTGCAGAATCAGCGGTAATTGATGACGAGTCACCAGAAACAACTACTGATACCAACGAAGGTGCTGGATCAGAAGAAATGCAGAGACTTGCAAAGGCACTTTCACAGTTCAAGGGTCGGTAATTTCATAGAGAAATCTCTGAAATTCTAAATAAAAACATCTAAGGAGCGTATTTCAAATGGATATTAAGTTGTCAGAAAGACTTCAGAAAAAGTGGGCACCAATCCTCGAACACAAGGACATGCCCGTGATCACGGATTCGCATCGTAAGTTCGTTACGACTATGATGCTCGAACAACAGCAATTGCAAAACATGTCGGAATCGAGCCCGGCTAACAGCATCGGTAGCAATCCCTCGATCGCCACTGGTTCTGGTCAGAACGTGGTCCTCTGGGATCCGATTTTGATTTCGCTCGTCCGGCGTGCCATGCCGAACCTCATCGCGTATGATATCTGTGGTGTCCAGCCAATGTCTGGTCCTACAGGTCTTATCTTCGCCATGCGTTCGAAGTATGGTTCGCAGGCTGGTTCGGAAGCTCTCTTCCTTGAAGCCGACGTTGCATTCGGTGGTTCGGGTTCTACTGGCTCGGGTGGACGTGGTTTCACCGCTGGTTATTCGTATGCTACCGACAGCTACTCAACTGATCCGTTCTCTACCGGCACAAGCCCACTGACTGCTCCAACCCCCGGTTACAACACTGGTTCTGGTGAAGCTCTCGGTGACTCGGCAGGCAACCCATTCCCTCAGATGGCATTCAGCATCGAGAAGACTGTGGTTGAAGCCAAGACTCGTGCTTTGAAGGCAGAATACAGCCTCGAACTCGCTCAGGATTTGAAGGCAATTCACGGGCTTGATGCAGAGACTGAACTCGCCAACATTCTTTCTTCGGAAATTCTTGCTGAAATCAACCGTGAAGTGGTTCGTACCATTTACGGTGTGGCAAAGCTTGGTTGCCGTGCAGGAACCACTCAGACAACTGGTGTGTTCGATTTGAACGTTGACTCCAATGGTCGTTGGAGTGCAGAGAAGTTCAAGGGTATGATGTACCAGATTGAGCGTGAAGCCAATCAGATCGCCAAGGAAACCCGTCGTGGACGTGGTAACTTCGTGATCTGCTCCAGCGACGTTGCCTCGGCTCTTGCCATGGCAGGCGTTCTGGATTATGCTCCGGCTCTTAGCACCAACCTCAATGTTGACGACACCGGGAAGACCTTGGTTGGTATGTTGAATGGTAAGTTCCGTGTGTATATTGACCCTTATGCTTCGTTGGCTAGGGATTTCTTCTGTGTGGGTTACAAGGGTACCTCACCGTTCGATGCGGGATTGTTTTATTGCCCATACGTTCCGCTCCAGATGGTTCGAGCAGTTGGTCAAGATAACTTCCAGCCAAAGATTGCGTTTAAGACCAGATATGGACTCGTGAGCAATCCGTTCGTCTACAATCCAACGACTGGATCGGCTGACGGACAGGCTTTGACTCAGCGATTGAATCAGTACTATCGAATTGCAAGGGTGGACAATCTCTTCTGATTTCCATTACTAACCGTTCGTACTATTCAAGATAGTCGAAAATAATTTCAAAAATGCCTTGGTATTCAACTGCCAAGGCATTTTTCTTGCTACATATTAGAGTAAATCATCTACACGACAAACAAAAAGGATTATCAAGTCATGCCACATATTTACAAAATCACAAATTTGACCAATAACAAATGTTACATAGGAGCCTGTATAACTACAGTAAAAAATCGATGGAAACGTCATTTGTCTGCGGCAAAGGATGAACATAGCCGCCAAGCATTACATTCTGCTATTCGTAAATATGGAAAAGAAAATTTCAAAGTAGAAACTCTATATACCCACCCCGATAGAGATTTTATCTTTAGATTCTGTGAACCTTTATTCATTATCGGTTGTGAATCTCACGGTTCCGCCAAAGGATATAATCAAACATTCGGGGGTGATGGTGGATGGTTTGGAATGCGACATTCCAAAGAAAGTAAACAAAAAATCTCTGAAGCGAATACGGGTAGACCAAAGACAATAGAAACTAGAAAAAAATTATCAGATGCGGCGAAAGGTAAAGACACATGGAATAAAGGAATTACATGTCCCCAAATTAGTGAAGCAAAGCGAGGGGTGTTGCACAACGATGGATCCAAAGCAAATATGGCGGCTTCACATCTTGGGTTTAAGCATTCAGAAGAAGCAAAGAACATCACTCGGGATAAAATTTCTGAAAAGTTTACTATAGAAGATCCAAATGGAACTGTAATTTCTGATAGCAATTTACGAAAATTTTGCAAAGAAATGAACCTGAGTCAAGGAAATCTTTTGACACATGGACACACTAAAGGATACCGTTTGATATCTGTGACCAGAAAAGTTCGTACTTACACTATCCAAGAAATCAACACCAAAGAAACCTTCAAAGTCAACAATCTCAAAGAATTTTGCAAAAAACGGAAAATATCCAATGCCGGTTTATTGGGAAAATTTAAAATCAACAAACCTTACATAAATTATCAGATTTTAAATTTTTCTTGTGCAGAAGAAGTGCATGATTACAAATAATTTTCAATCACACTGGATTCCGCTTCAATTCGATCGTATAAATACAGACAGAATATTTCATCATATCAAGTCAAGATAAGGACAACTTATGTTACTAAAAGAAAAAACGCAATCTTCATTTGGATACAACCCCGATTATTTGAGTTTCTCTTCACATAAAAAAGTCAAAATTCAATGCGATTACTGTAAAGTTGAATTTGATAAAACCTATGGACATTATGTGAAAACTCTTTCGTCCGTGATCAAGAAAGATTGTTGTAAAAAATGTAAAGTATTAAAAACTCATGAGGTCATTAAACTTAATGGTACTCAATCTCAAATCAATGAAAAGCGGGCAGCTACCAATCTAAAGAAATTTGGTTGTGTGGCTCCAGCTAATAATAAAGATATTCAACAAAAGATTCAGACAGATAATTTGGAAAAATATGGAGTAGCTCATCACGTACAGCGAGAAGAAGTCAAAGAAAAATCAAAAGCAACAAATTTATCCAGATATGGTGTTGATAATGTGTTCAAGTCCTCAGAAGTTCAAAATAAAATCAAAAAGAAAGTTTGGGAAAAATACGGATGTTTTTCTCCTGCTCAAATTCATATGCCTATAGATGCTATTATGAAATTGACGGATAAGAATTGGTTAATTGATCAACATATCACCCAAAAAAAGTGTCTAACTAAAATTGCATCCGATCTCGGTTTGTCTGCTACGTCTAGTACTATTGCTGGCTATTGTCGCAGACATGGAATCGAAATTCAAAAATACATAGTATCAGAACCCGAAAAGGAAATTTGCAAATTTTTAGATGAATTGGGAATAGAGTATCTTCCATCGAATAGAGAAGTAATTAAGCCAAAAGAATTGGATATTTACATTCCAAGCTCAAATCTTGCAATCGAGTATTGTGGATTATATTGGCATTCTGATGTTTATCTTGACAAAAAGTATCATTCCGATAAGTTAAAGGCTTGTACAGAAAAAGGAATTCGGTTGATCACGATTTTCGAGGACGAATGGTTAAAGAAACCAGAAATTGTTAAATCTAGAATTCAACATATTCTACAAAAATCAAGTAATAAAATTCAAGCTAGAAAATGTGAAATTGTAAAAGATGGAAATTTTAAAGAATTTTTGAATAAACACCATATTCAAGGATCCAATGGATATTCTGTAGGATACGGATTGACTTACAATGGAATTCTTGTGTCCGTAATGACATTTGCTCCGCCTAGATTCAACAACAATTATGAATGGGAGTTGATTCGATTTGCTTCTAATGGATCGATTACAGGTGCAGCAAGTCGATTATTTGCGGCTTTTGTTCGAGATCATGATCCAAAGAGCGTTATTTCATATTGTGATCTTCGTTGGGGCACAGGTGAAGTTTATGAAAAAATTGGATTCAAACAAGAACGAATGCTTTCTCCGGGGTATCACTACACCAAGGATCAAAAAAGATTTAATAGACTCAAATTCAAAAAATCAAGATTGATTGAAATGGGATTTGATCCAACAAAGAGTGAATCTCAAATCACCGAAGAAATAGGATTGTGTAAAATCTACGATTGCGGACACAAGGTTTTCGTTTATACCCCTTGACTTTCCCAAAAGTTCCCCTATAGTTCCCCATAGAAAAAGGAAAAATATCAATGGGTCTCAGTTTTCGAGAAGCATGGAAATACGGCGGCGACAAAGACGACACTAGCGGTCGCATTAAGTGGACGTGGTACTGGTTCGAGGAGAAATTCGTCAAACCTTGGTACATTCCTGTTCATAATTTCTTCTATCCCCACAACGTCCAAAAGATCCGCAATTGCCCTCGTTCATGGAACGATCGATCTGAGTGTGTCTTTCATTGTGTGTTCTCGATGCTCTGTGATTTCATCGAACGCGAAGAAGGCGGAAGGAACAATGTGTTTGAAGGCATCGAAAATCACCGAGAGTACCTTGCAGAACTCCTTGCCCGAGAAGAAAATAACAACATGGCTCGGGGTGAAGCCGCAATGCTAACCCACCAAATCGAAAGAGAAACCGAACAACTCCGGCTTTATGATTGGTACATGGGAGTGAACTGGAACGAACCCGTTGGGTTTCCTTGGTCCGAAGAACGATCCGAGGAATACTTCGCAGCCCAAGACGTATTCGAGGAACTCTGTCAAGAAAATCTGTTGTCGGCAATCAAAACTCGACAAGGATGGTGGACTTAAAAGAAAGTCACTTGACTTTCCCAAAAGTTCCCCTATAGTTCCCTGTGATAATTAAAATTGAACCCCAACATCCCTATTGGTTTTCTCCGAAGTCGTGGCTTCTCCAAGAGGCTGTAAGCGGTTTCGATCTCCCAGAAGGTGGCGACGATTTCTTCCCATTCGAACCATTCGAAAGCGGGTTTCCTCTCTCCGAAGAAGACGCCAAGAGGATCGATGCCTTTCCGACCGTCATCTACAACAACACTCTGCCTATCCCGACTTATCATATTTCGGTAGAAGGGGCAATCAATGACGCCGAGGATGGATTTCCAAAAAATTCTTGGAAGTGTTCTTGCCGCACCTGCAAGTCTCTAAAGCACATGATCCGCAATCAGCATCGGGACATCAATGACTGTTTTCTAACATGTCAGCGATGCTTTGCTGCCGATGCTGAACATGGATCATATTGCATGAATTGCATGAATCTCAATCGCCAAACAAGAGACAAGTTGAACAAAACATCATGACACCCGAACTCCACCATTTCTATACCCGTCCGAAGAAGTTATCTGAACACCATGTAGATCATGGACGAAGAGTAGAGGCACCTACAGCGTGCAAAGGGTGGATCGGAACCGGAAATGAATTTTCCAAGACCATCCGTACACCGGTAGGAACCATTACCATGATGGTAAACAAGATTGCAGAAAGTCAGTGGATCTATTCGTCGAAAATCTCTACCCTAGATAACATCACAGAAGATTTGGTGAGTTCTTGTAATGGATTCCCTGCTAGGAGCAAGGGGAGAGCCATAATGCATTGTATGCATAGAACGTATGTGAAATTGACCAAAAATCTTCACAAATTTCCGAAAGTGTAATGAAATTAGATCCAAAACAACTCCTAGAAGAACTATTTCTCGACGCGGCAAAAAAAGCATATCCTGAATTAATCATCACAGATGCAATGATTAAAGAAAGTAAGAAATCAAACATGTCAAGAACCCCAACATACACCGAACAACAAGCTTCCATGGTCGTGAATGCTTTTACTCATATTTCCACTCTTTGGAATATTTCAGTAACTAGGAAGTACAATTCTAATCTGTGGATCATTGAATCCAAAATCTGGTTGGACAATGGGCATGGTGGGAGAGAATCAAAGCTTCACGTTGAATCAGAAGACCTAATTCGAGCGATGGACGAAATGGTGGTACAAATTAATATTCATTCTGATCATTTTTCTAAATCTTATCACTAGGAAATATCATGAAGAAAATCAAAAAGTTCCCAAAGACTGCCGATGGGCATCCAGTAAAAAAGGGCGAGACCTATTACTTTCTCAGTAACGACTTGTCCGTTAAAAAAGTAATATGCAACCGTCTTGTAGTTGAATATTTTTATGGAAATGGTATGAATGACCGTATTTTATACGGAGAATCCACATTCATTTACAGAATTAAACATACTGAATGCTTCATTCCCAGATCACTAAGTAAGTGCTTGTATAAAAACGAAATTAGTGCCTACAAGAAATTACTGATTAACAAAAAATCACAGGTGAACAAAATCGAACTCCAAGTCGAAGAGGCGAACGAATTTATTCAAGAATTGACCAATCGCATCAAAAAATTGGAGTCTAAAACATGAGTAGCACCAAAGAAGAACGTTGGTTCCAAACTGAATCCCTAAAGCCCACAAAGGGGCAAAAGGTCGATTGGATGATGTCTACTGGAGAAATTGTCAAATCCGGCACCTATCAAGGTCTATGGATGCTTCCGAACAGCGAAGTATACGTTTACTACACGCCTAGATATTGGAGACCGGCGACAAATGGCTAGCGATCCTTCCTCCAAAAATCCTAACTGGTCCAGACCCAACAACTGGCCTTATCCAGAAGATTGGGGAAGTGAGGCATGGGAACTACGAATGAAGGAGTCTAACCGAAAAAGTTGGGAACTTCGCAAACTCCATGGATTCATCAATTGCCCATCATGTAAAATGACTCACACAAATTACACATTGATGTGCCGCGAGTGCGGGCACAAAACTACACTTCCTACTGGTTCTTAATTCTCTTTTTAGAAAGGTTTTTCATGTTTATGACCCTTGCATCCGTTGCCTTGCTTCCCGTCGTTGTCGTTCTACTTGTAGTCGGTCTTGGATTGTTCTTGATCAATAAGTATTGGCCCATGGACGGCAAGATCAAGAACATCCTCAACATTGTTGTGGTGGTTGCCGTGATCATCTGGCTTCTACGGATCTTTGGATTGTTTTCATACCTGAATTCAGTGAGTGTCTGACTTTTAATAAGATAGGAATATAGTACATACCATGAATGACGAAGAAAATCTTTTACCAAAGGAAAAACGTCCGCGAGTGAGTCCCAGATGTAAAATCTGGTTCACTGCGGACACCTAGCTCACTTTGGACATGCAAACATTAAGAAATATTGTCAACGTCCATTCGAAACAGCCGAAGAAATGGACAGGATACTTATTGACAATATTAACTCCGTGGTACAACCGGACGATACTCTCTATCATCTAGGGGACTTTTGTTTTCCTAAAAAGAAAGTCATCTGGGGACTAACGGCAAGACAATACAGAGAGCGAATCAAATGTAAAAACATCATTTTGATTTACGGAAATCACGATCCTAAATTGGGTTCTCCGACAAGAGAGCAATTCTGTCGTATTTTTAATAAAACAGCAGACATTCTAGAAATTCCTTTACCTTCTACTCATTATATTGATAAGAAAAAAGTACCCATAGTACTTTGTCACTATGCAATGAGAACTTGGGTAAAAAGTCATTATTTTTCATGGAATTTGTGCGGACATTCTCATGGAAATTGCAAAGAAGCATTACCTTCAAACTTCACCGGTGGAACATGTCTGGATGTTGGGGTTGATGTATGGAATTACTTTCCTATAAATATGGATCAAATATCAGAAGTGATGAAATGGAAAACTCAAAAAATACAGGAAAACAGGAACATCAGTCAACTCGATTCTTTACACTAAGATATTTTTCATATTTTCTTTTGAAACCAATACATCCGTGCGTGTAAATATAATCTCCTATTTTTATTAAATCCGAAATAGCAGAAGTTCTAATTACAGATGATTGGGTTGATGTTTGATTTTTTCTTTGTTGAATTCGTCTTTTGACTATTCCATTAATTTTCAATTCTTTGTATAAATTTTCAACGAAAGACCAATCTTGATCATATGGACCGGCAATAGAAGTTTGATATATTCTAGGTTTTGTTTCTTTGACATAAAAACATCCGTCGCCGTCAAATAATCCCTGAAACCAATACGGATGTAACTCCTTTGGAATGACAGATAGAATTTTACATGCAGAATTTGATTTTGATTTATAATCCATACTAATCAAAAAATCATATAATTCTGCATTGCATGTACAACACCCCAATTGATCTTTTCGATTTTTTCTGGGTTTACGGGAAGGAATAGATGTCCATTTTCCAGAAGGTAAAAATAAATGAGATATCGTTAGAAAATCTGATTTGAGAATTTCTATTCTAATTTCTTTTCTTCCTTTTACTAAGTATCCATCTGCCCAAATAAATCCTAATATATACGCCGCCTCTGGAGTTTGAGGATTTATAAAATAAGAAGCTTTGACATGACAGTATTCTGGTCTATATTTTGGAGAATGTCCCCGCAAAAGTAATGATTTTGTTTCTTTAGATACCCGCAATTTTAATCTTACTGCCTTGTGTTGAATAGAACATTTTGATAATCCCAATTCCCTCGAACAATAAGTCACTCCTTTGTTTGCATAATTTTCAACAAGAAATTTGATTCTATCGGAATTCCAAACTTTCATATGTGGTTCCCCATTAAATGTACCGTACCATGTATATATAAAATGCCGTTTTTATCTTTAGAATGACGAACCACAAGAAGAGGAAACTGAATAATGCATTGGCTTGATATCTTTTGGTGGAAATTTCTCCTAGAAACTCCTCGTTCATGGACCAAGTTCTGGTGCCGTGCCGGAGGGCATCCATGCGGTCCAATCTGGTACACTTCTGGCGAAGCGACTGAACCTGACATGAGATGCAAGAATTGTGGAGATTTTCTAGGCTAATAAATACTCTTAACACTTTAGGAGTATACCATGGAATATATCATCTTCTCCGGTTTGTTGTCGATTATTTTGATGCCGTGGCCAAGGGCGAGATGCCATTTGGCGGTAGGATCTTCTTCGAGTTAAATTATGAATAACATTCGTCCTAGTCACAACATCACCAGAGAGATTCCTATTCCGGTTCCTCGGAGGTCTTGGCATTGTACTAGGTCCAGACCAAATTTTATCATGAGATTTTTGAAAAAAGTCCGTAATGTCATCTTATCTTACATCTAATGTATATTTTTCTAATTCAACAATAGAAATTGGAGAATTTGAAATCTACGAAGATTGTTTGTTCTACAACTGTGATTTTCTTATCACGGGAGTAGGAGCAACGATAAGAAATTGTACGGTTGTATCTACCGGTACGATAGAAATCAAGGGATATGATCTGGCAAGACCTGCCCCATGTACTTGGTCGGGTAGTAAAGTTCTCCTAACGACTTACGATGGTTGTAATTTTATAGCACATAGTAACTTTTCAGTATTAAAAAAATACAAGAAAGCAATGAATTTATGATGACTCAAAATGCGTCCCTTCTCTATGTTCACAATCTCAAAATCGTCAAGTACCCGGATCCTATTCTTAAACAGTTTTGTCTCCCCGTGGTCAAGTTCGATTTTGAGAACAAGGCAATTGCTGACAAGATGGTAGAATTGATGATAGAAAATGACGGCATTGGACTGGCCGCCAACCAAGTTGGGCTTACCATGCAGATGTTTGTTATGTACATCACTGGTATTTCCGAAAAACCAAAGGTGTTCATCAATCCGAAAATCGTCTTTTCTAATGGAACCATCAATTCCCAAGAAGGTTGTTTATCCTGTGTAGGAATTACCAAAGTGGTTCAAAGAAAGAAAGCCGTCAGACTTTCTTATCAAGATCTCAATGGAACTGTTTGTGTTGAAAAGTTCTTCGACCGAGAAGCCTGTTGCATTCAACATGAAATTGACCACCTGCAAGGAAAACTGTTGATTTCTTGACTTTAACGTTTTGTAAGGTATACTTTATCATGTCAAAAATTGTGTTCAAAAATCACGAAGCCTATGCAGTTTCCGGTAAAGGGGAAGAAGTCAAAATCGATTCTCTTTCTGGATTCCTTACTGCCGAGATTGAAATTTCAAAGGGCACCTTGTTTGATGACCTTTGGAAGTACATTGAGGTAGATTATTCGTTGTACAATTTGATTTTCATGGAAACTCTAGGTTACTTTGACCTACAGATTTACATTGATCAGTACAAGAAACCCTCGGCTCCTAGAGAAGATGAAGACCCAAACGACTCCATGAAATCATTGGAATTGAGTTGGGTCGTTGACCTTCATGAGTACAAAGACGGTACAAAGTCATTTGAAGTTGGACCTGATTTTCACGGCAAAGGAATGTCCACCAATGGAGACTTTAACGGGGAAGGTAAAACTGAACCCGAATCCTGTACCTATGGACTGTCATTTACTCCGGTAAACGACCTCAAAGGATATGAAATTTCATTGGATCCCTACACCACAATTTCCAAATATTCTGCTCTGGGTAAAAATGTTGCCGAGAAATTTTCGGTAGTCGGTAAGGGGTATGAAAAGAAATGGACTGTGTTTGATGTTCTCGTTGGAATCTTCGGAGAAATCAGTTGGAGTGGTTCTCCTAACGATCAGATGAAAATGTTGAGCGATTTGGAACAAACCATCGCCGAAGTCAAGGACGGTACAATGACGACGAAGCCGATTGATTTACTTGACCTATTCAAAGACCAAACGGAGATTTATGATGACGAAGAAGACGAAATCGAAGAAGAATCGGACCCTGCCAGCGAAGGTGAACCAGAAGATCGGGGATAAAGTTCCTTCTCTAGAACCTACTAGCCAGAAGCCGTTTAAGGTCGGAGATAAGTGCATTGCAGAATTTGAACTGGCAACGATAAAAGAAATCAATGACCATGGGGTAGCGACCGAGATACAATGGGATTCCGGTGGAAGTTTGCACTCCAGTCGTATTCCAGTTTTTATCAGGTCAGAAGAAAATCTTTCCATTTCCAATGTGTTCAACACCGTCAGCAAATACATTTCCAAAATTGATTTAAGATTGAATTTTCCTGACATTCACCGAGCCCTTGTGAGTAGATGGGAAGCATGTCTTGTTGACCCTGAATCTGCTCAACTATACATCTCCGAACTTTTCAAATTCTATGCGGAAATCATGAATCAAGTAAGCATGGTACGAGGAATTACAATGGGAGACGATGAAGACAGTTTCCCCCTCTTTCGATAAATATTGGGAAGATATCCAAAGGAAAATAAATGACCCCAGAAGCCGCATATGGGTTGATTCAAAATCAACCAGAAAATAGAAACCATCTCCTACAGTCTCACTTTTTGTTCAACGTTCGAAGATTGCCGACCGTTAGCTATTTTTGTCAGTCTGCCAATCTTCCCGGATGGAACATCACAGCTATCGATCAACCTACGGTGTTCAATCCTATCAAAAGACCCGGTGGTGCAGTCCAGCATGAAGAATTGACACTTCGCTTTGCCGTAGATGAAAAGCTTGAAAACTGGAAAGAAATGGTCAAGTGGATCAAGGAATGCAGCGACTACGAAAACTTCAACGAGTACAAACCCCCAAATGAACATTTCGAAGACTCTGCATCGTTGTTCATTCTAGATAGTAACAACCAGCCAAGATTTCAGGCAAACTTTGACAATCTATTTCCTGTAAGACTTTCTGGAATCATTTTCAACACAACCAACGTTACTAGCGACATTCAATACGCCGACGTGTCGTTTTCCTTTACTACATATCACCTAGTTGACCTGTAAGGATAAACATGACATTTGATGAATTGAAAGCCGAGGCAGATAAAGATCTTGCCATTGATTCTGCTTCCCTAGACAGGGAATCATTAAGAATTCCTCAACTACACAATAAATATCTTAACCTATATCATGACACAAAAAGGGAATTGAGGAAAGTCAATCAGGCATTCGAATGTCTAAAGAAGATCAAATGGGAGTATTACACAGGTAAAATCTCTCCGGAAGATCTAGCTAGATACAAATGGGAGCCATTTCAACTTAAGATTTTGAAAAATGATCTTGAGTTGTATCTTAAAGCCGATATCGATCTTCAAAAAGGAAGATCTCTATTGGAAAGCGAAGAACAAAAACTTGAGTATTTGGACTCCCTACTCAAGAACATCATGAATCGCCACTGGTACATACGAAGCGCGATCGATTGGGCTAAGTTTACCGGTGGGGTCAGCTAAAGGATAAAATGGCACTAATTGAATTTCTTGATTTTGTTGAGCATCCAGAAAATTACAAGATTGACAAGTGGGACATTGAATCCTTCACTGAACTGACCAAATCAATTTCTTCTTATCTTAAGTACACGTATGAACTAGCCGACACTCTTTCTCATGATCCTGTCACTAGGATTGGTTCCATGTTGCTTCTTCCTAACATGACAAAGGTAACAGGAACGAATCAGATCAGCCCGAGTCTAGTCAACGGAACCCCCATTGATGAGATTCGACAACTTCCCATCGTAGAAAGACCTCAAAAGTATTTCTACATGGAACACGCCGAACGAAATTCGATCTTTGATGCACAAAAAGAATCCGTTGATGTTTCTTCGTGCATCATGTTCTGCCCAATGTTTGCGTGTGCAGATTGTGCTAGGGTGATTGCCAACTCTGGGACCAAACTGATCATTGGTCACGAAATTGGCATGAAGAGAATGCTTTCTCCGAAGTGGAGAGAATCCATCGAAGCAGGAAACATCATTCTAGATTCGGCTGGAATCAACCGGGTGTACTATCCCCATCTCATTGGAAATTGTGAGAACATCTGCGACGGCGAAAGATGGTATCCCTAATCCATCGATTTTGACCGGGATAAATATGATGCATGACCACATCATTTGATCTGTTGATCTCTTCATACAATGAAGTTCATTCTAGAGTTACTTGTAAGGACGAAGGTATTGCAAGAGAACTCGTAGAATATTTTACCTTTCAAGTACCAAATGCTCGATTCGTACCTGCCTTTAAGAACAAGGTATGGGACGGCAAGATCCGTTTGTATAACATGTACAACCAATTGTTGTATTGTGGGCTATTGTCCTATGTAGCCAGATTTGCCGAAGATAGAAATTATTCTGTGGGATTTTCCCAGAATTTTTCTACGACCCCCAAAAATACTTTCACAAACCAAAAGACCGTGGATTTTATTGAATCCCTAAACATTCATTCCAAGGGAATCAAGCTAACTCCGCAACCACATCAAGTAGAAGGCATCAAGCATACCATCAACAACGAGAAATGCCTCCTATTGTCTCCTACTGCCTCTGGAAAGAGTTTTGTAATCTATTCCCTGATGCGGTATTTCCAACAAAGAACTACCAACAAGAAAATCTTGATTGTGGTTCCTACCGTGTCATTGGTAAATCAGATGTACTCTGACTTTGCTGATTATGCTTCCGAAACTACATGGGATGCCGAATCCAATTGTCATTTGATCTTTTCGGGGCAAGAAAAGAATCAAAACAAGCCAGTGGTAATTACGACTTGGCAAAGCTGTATCAAAAATAAGAAAGAATACTTTGCCCAATTCGGAGCGGTCTTTATTGATGAAGCCCATGGATTGGTTTCTGCCAGCCTCGTTGCCATCATGGAAAAATTAGTCGATTGTCCGGTAAGGATCGGTCTTACCGGAACTCTTGACGGCATGAAAACGAACAAGCTCGTCGTAGAAGGTTTGACTGGAAAAGTGCATCGGTTAGCCTATACTAAAGACCTGATGGACGCAAAGCTTCTCACGAAGCTAAAAATCAGTTGCTTGATGCTAGAATATCCAGATGTCGAACGAAAAGCCTGCAAAAATCTAAAATACTCAGAAGAAATTGATTTTCTGATCTCCCACCCAAGGAGAAATGAGTTTATTGCTGATTTGGCTATCTCTACTAAGGGAAATACCCTAGTTTTGTATCAATTTGTCGAAAAGCATGGCAAAGTTCTCCATGAAATCATTACAAATAAGCTTTCCGGGTCAAATCGCAAGATTTTCTTCATTTCGGGTGATGTAGAGGCAGAAATTAGGGAGAATATTAGAAAAATCACAGAAACAGAGACGGATGCCATCCTAATCTGCTCGAATGGTACCTTCGCCGTCGGAATCAATATTAAACGCCTTCACAACATCGTCTTCGCCAGCCCATCCAAAGGGCGTATAAGGGTATTACAGTCGATTGGAAGGCAGCTAAGGCTCGCAGGGGACAAGGAGGTGGCTCGACTGTATGATATCAGTGATAATCTATCGTGGAAGAGTCACCAGAATTACAGTTTCAAGCATTTGATCGAAAGATTGAAGATTTACAATGAAGAACAGTTTGATTTCAAGATTCACAAGACCAATATTTGAGAATTTGACTTATTTGATCGATTTTTTACCTTTCCCCATGCAAATCATAAATTCAGTCCATTTCTCGTCTTTCAAGAACAGGTATCACCACAACATCTACGCTCCGGTGGATGTAGAAATTGGTGAAATTACCTCTCATGCCATAACCCTAGATTTTGACATTTCCGTACAAACGGCAAATTTGGAAAGAATTGAACTCCAGTTCGTAGAATCCAATGCTCATCGGCACACCGTCCAGATATACCCCGATGGAAAAAAGGTTTGTTCGTGTGATCAGTATTTCAATCGGCAATGTGGATGCTGCAAGCATCTAGCCGTATTGAAATTCATGGGAACCAATGGATCGCCAAAGGCATATTCGGAATTTGTAAAATCACTAAAAGCATTAACTCGAAGCGTCAAACCAAGTGTCGTGAATTCGTACTTGGTCTATGACTCTTTGGAAAACGAAACCGTTCAGATTGGTACTGGTCCAAATCAAATCAGATCTGTATCCGAACGAACCCGCATCCAGCTAACTCCCAAGTCTTTGCAGAATCAACCACAACCTATAATCGTTCCGGCTTTGTTTCCTTTGGTGTCTGGGATTGCCCTCTATGACTATCAGGTAGAAATCCTTCAGAAGATGCTCAATGCTCGTAGAGCAATTTGTTCCATGGTTCTAGGATCTGGTAAAACCATTTCTGCCGTTGCCGGAATTAAACTTTTACACACAGACAACGTACTTGTAATTTGCCCGAAATCAGTAATGGGTCAGTGGGTAAAAGAATTCCAAAGAGTACTTGGAAAGCCGTCGATCATTTTGAATAAAACTAACATACACAATTTCGTCAATCAACCACCTGTTATTGGAATCTGTACTTATCAGACTTTCATGAGGAACGTAGCCTCATTAAGCAAGAAGAAATATGACGTGGTGATCGCCGACGAAATTCAGTACATCAGAAACAATGAAAGCAAAACTTGGATCGCTTTCAAGAAGATCCAATCTGAGTATTTCTGGGGTCTATCCGGCACCGTGATCGAAAATAGACTAGATGATCTTTACAACATCATGGACGTGGTGGAACCGGGATTGTTTGGTGCTAAATGGAAGTTCGATGAAAAATTCAAGGTGTTGAAGTCTATCCACCAAACCAAGGTTCTTTATGAAAATGAACTACAGAATCTTCCTGAACTCAAAAAATTGATGTCCAACCGGGTGTTTGGATACGACAAGCTTACTCTTCCAAGAATCAATATAGCCACCCATCTCGTGGAACTAGACAAAGAAGCAACCGCAGAACACGCCAGCTTTATGTCTCAGGCAAATCGATTGATCAGTAAATCACTGAGCCAACCGCTTTCGTTCGGTGAGAAAGCTATTCTACAATCCTTGCTTCTGAAAGCCAGACAGTGTTGCAACACACTAGAGTTGATCGATGGTGCTTTTAGAAACACAAAGAAGCTGCAAAAAATCCTAGAGTTGATTCAAACCATCTGTGGATCTAAAAAGCAAAAACTGGTCATATATTCCGAGTGGACCACAATGCTAGATATTGTAGAGAAGATCGTACCGAAGCATATTGGTCACGTACGATTTGATGGGTCCATGACCACAAAGAAGAGAACATCTGCCATTGAAAAGTTCCAAACAGATCCGAATTACATGATCTTCTTTTCTTCGGACGCTGGTAGTGTGGGTGTGGATGGATTGCAGTTAGTATGTAACCATATGATCCACACAGAACTTCCATGGAATCCGGCAAAGCTTGACCAGAGAATTGGTAGACTTCATCGGCTCATGCAGACCAAGGAAGTAAATGTTCATTACGTGGTATCCACCAAGTCCATTGAAGAAAAGATTCAAGAATTATTGGAATCCAAGAGACAGATCAGACATGATACTTTAGCTACGGAATAATTCACCAATGCCAATAAACGATCAAGACTTAGCAATCATCGGGAAAGAATGTGAACTTCGAGACGCTGATGCAAAAAAATGCAAAACTGAATGGGACGACATTGATCGATGGGCAGAAACGGGCGAATTCAATGTCTTTGGGGAATGGATGGGAGAATTTAGTACATGGCATAACAAG